CGGCGAGGCCTAAAAGTGGCCGGATCTTTGCCCACTGCCCGCGCTCGTGGACGTCACGGACGGCCCAGTCCGGGGGGTGGGCTGGCTTGTGGATCGGTCCGCTTTGCGACGCGAGCACTTTGAGCCAGCAGATCGTTTCGGCCATCATCGATCGGATCTGCGAGGACGGGGCCGGGACGATCCGGGGGGAGTCCTTGGGACGCTCGATGCCATCGGACAGAGTAGGCGCCTCGTTGATCATGCACAGCACTCCGCCGCGCTGGTAGAGATCGTTGCGCTTGGACAGAGCCAGGATCGCGAAGTCTGCGATCTGGCGCTCGTCGGTGCCGATGATGATCTGCGGGCGCGGATCCTTGCCTAGCGGCACGTCGACGGGGCCGGGGGACAGGACGGTGCGGACCGCATCGGACACACCATGGCGCCGCAGAACTTGCCGGACACGTAGCCACTGGGCCGGATCCTTTTGTAGCTCACGCAGCGATTCGATGATCGGCTCGCTGACGGCGGAGGCGATGTCGCGCTTGATCTCCCCATCGATCCAGGCGATCACGTCGTCGGGGGGCGATGGCGGGTGCTCGAATTCGCCGCGCTCGATCGCATCGATCCCGGCTTGCTCTTCGGGTGTGGGGGGTCGGAATGGATCATCGTCGAATGGATCGGGCACGTGAGTGGCTTTCGCGGTGTGGGCTGAAAAGGGGCGCTGCGGGCTGTGAGTTGGGATGGGCTTGAAAATGGCGGCTTGTCAAAGATGGTGAGCGGCGGGCTGAAAAAATGGCGGCTATCCCCGGGTCCAGCCCGAACCCCCGACGCACCGCCGCCCCGTGCATCGGATCTCCCCCGCGGACCACACGACTAGTCGGCGGGGCGAGTATTGTAGGCGATCTCGGCTTCGATCTGGGCTTCGGCGAGATAGAGCGTGCGGCTGGTGCGAAATAGGGTGTGATCGGCGGCGAGACAGCACCAGTACCACCACCCAGACGGTCCGCGCTCGATCATTGCGACATATTTTGATCTGACCCACCCACGATACCAGCCCGGCTTGGCTCGGCGCCATTTGATCTGCGTGGGGTGGGTCATCGCGGGTTACTCCGGGTCGTTTATGATCCTTGGAAGACGGTCGCGCAGGGCGTCGGCCTTGTCCCACCACGCGCTGTTGCTGGCCGGCACGTCACGGCCGCCCACCTGGTCCAGCAGATCCGCCAGTTCGGCAATAAACGCGGGATCGAATGCAGCGATATGGCGGGCCGTGTATGTGTCGGACGGATCACACCCGTCGACGTCGGTATCGCAGATATAGCCGCCTGCGCCGACAACGGCGTACCCAACGCCAGGAGCCACACTCAAAGGGCCTTCCGTCTCACCAACGCAGCAACGTCCCATGCTGTCCTGGTATTCGCCGTGTTTCCAGCAATCACCCCATTCGGCCGCAGCTTTGGCCAGAGCGCGCATGCGGTTGGGCAGTGTGTCGGTCGACGATTTAGTCACTGGTCCCGTTCCTTCCGTGCGGCAGCGTGGGCGGCGACCGGGCAGTCCGATTCGTGCTCGGGTTCTTCGTCTTCAAACCACCAGCCAGTGGTGCAGAGCCGACACGTGACGATCCCTCGCGTTCCTTCGGACAGGTCGATCGCGCCGCGTTTCAGACAGCCCTCCGCCAGCCGGTCGGCCAGGGCGCGCTCGCGGTCGCGTTCAGACTCGGCCTCCTCTCGCATCGCGTCAGCCTTCATCAGTTCGTCGACATGGTAGCTATCGCGTAGCAGCGCATCCTTTTGGGCTTGCAGTCGGTCCCGCTCCGCCTCGGCCTTCTCAGCGCGGGCGATGGCGGCGTCGCGTTCTGACAACAAGTTGTGACTGCGGGACATCATTTTCCACGCTGGGACCGTTGAGCCGCAGTGCCAGCACTCACCCATCGCGCCCCTCCTCGCCCTTGGTGCGGTTGCGATACTCCGATGCGAGGCCGTCCAGATGGTCAAGATCGGCGCCGAAGCTCCGCCACCCGGTCAGTTCGACGGCGCGGATCTGGTCGCGGCCGTATGTGCCGCGCACTTGCGCAAGGCGCAGTAAGAACTCGTGAATGGCGGAGCCGTAGTGGCCTGGTAGCGGGTTCTCATCTACGTCTGGCGTTGTGTTGCCTGGCAGTCGGGTCGCTCTGCGTTGGTGGTCACTCACGTCGGTCTCACTTTCGCGGGGGATGGATCCTCCTCGCCCTTGGTGTGGTCGCCGCGCTCGATGGCGTCCAGGAACCGACCGACCATCGCCTGTAGCCGGTGATCGTCGCGATGGCGGGTGAGTTGCTGGCGACCGAACGCCACGATCCGCGCCCGCTCGTGCGCTTCGCCGACCGGTTCGCCGTGGAGCTGGCCGGCGATGTGGACGTTGTCCAGGTCGGTTTCAAACTCTCCGCGTGTGTCGGTGTACTCCCTCGCCGCGCGCTCGCGTTGTTCGTCGTCAGTCGGCATGAAGATCTCGCTCCCGTTCTGTCCACGTTGCGCAATGGACGAGTGCCCGCCTTGTCTCATCCAGCACATCGAGAACGGAAGCTAAATCATTGCGCTGGACTAGGGTCTTTCCACTCTTGCCGGATGCGGCGGCCCGCAGTCTATCCTCGGCATGTTTATTTTCAGCCCCCATCGCTCCCCTCCCCTCGCAGTGCGGCGGTGCGGTCGAGCCAGGCGCGGGCGCGGTCCTTATAGCCGCCTTCCATCGCCGATTGGACCACAAAACCGACAAATGACGCCGCCTCCCGCAGCGCCTCGACGGCTGCGTCCCTCTCCTCGCAGGCTTGGCGGTAGCCCGGGTGTGCGTCGTAGTGGGCCCAGCATGCAGCGACAACCTGCTCGCGGGTATAGTCCGTGTTGTCGTCGGTGTTCGCGTCACCCAACGCCGACCAGCGCCAACTCCCGCCGGGCGGCCTCTCTGGGTCGCCTGGAATGTCGTAGAAGTCCCAGACCTCGTACCCCGGCGGCGGCTTGCTGCGGTCCTGGCTCACACTTCCACCTCCCCAACCCGCGGCAGCAGATCGCCGGGCTGCACTTCGAGCGCAGTCGCGACCATGTACAACATCTGTATCGACGGACAATGCCAGCCGTGCTCAAGTCGGCAGATATGCCCGCTATTGCAGAGGCACTCATCGGCCACGTCCGCCATGGTCAGGCCCAAGGCGGTGCGGCGCGCCCGGATCTTGCGGCCGATGTGTTCGGCCATTTCGGGAATGTAGGTGGCGCGGCTCATAGCAGAGACCCCTGCTTGGGTTTCGTCACAGCCCGCGGCAATAGCTCCATCTGCTCCCGCGTCGCCCGCAGCCGCTTGACCGCCACGGCGAAGAACTCGGGGTCCTTCTCCCAGCCTATGAACCTGCGACCGAGACGGATCGCTGCTACGCCAGTGGTGCCGGAGCCGGCGAAGGGGTCGCAGACGAGATCGGCGGGGTCTGTGAAGTCTCGGATGAGGGATTCCATTAGGGCGAGGGGCTTCTGGGTGGGGTGTAGTCGGGGAGACTGACCGCCGCGATTGATCACAACCGGATGATCCCAGGCCGCTTGCTTGCCTCCGCCATTCCAGCCAGATTTCTTACACGCGATCTCGATGGCCTCGAAGGCTTGCGCGGGACCTAGACCGGTGAAGCGAGGAGCACCGTTGAGTCTGCGCCACATGCCGACGCAATAATGCTTGAGGCCGAACCGTTCTAGCTCGTATTGCCAAGCAGATGCGCCCTCTGCATCGCAGAATACCAGCGACCAGCGGACCACTCGCTCGGCGATGAGCTGCGAAATATCCCGACGCAGCCACTCGGTCAGATGTGTGAATCCCAGATCCGTCTGACGCCGTGTAGCAGACGCGCCGCGCCCACCATCTCGATCGACCGCCGCCGTTGCGATCATTGAATCGCGACCAGACGATCGCGCGCTGATGTGGACGTGCTCGGAGTAGGGCGGATCCGCAATTACATGGTCCACTGCATCCAGCGACGCCAGGCCGTTCTCGGGGTCGAGGCAATCAGAGCAGCGCAGTTCCCAGCCCGGGCCGGTTTCGATCACCACACACCTCGCGCACCGACCGAGCAGACCGGGCAGCCGTAGCCACTACTGCGACCGCGCGGCCCGAGATAGCCATGCTCGCATGGGGCCCGGTCGTCCCGATACTCCTGGGCGTGATCGTTACACATCGGTTCGTCCTCGTGCGTCCAGTCGTGCCAGATCCTACAAGTCGCCGGCTTGCTGCACTTGTGGCATTCGATCATGGCGCTACCTCCCCCGCAATCTCATACAACCGCACCAGATGCTCCTCGACCATCCGCGGGTACCGGGTCGCCCGATCACACCGCCCGGCGTTGTACATCCGCAGCCCCTTGTGCGTCTCGCCGCCGCACTTGACGATCGCACTGCGCAGGATCCTCGCGGCCAGATCGACCACCTCGCGCTGACACGCCCCAACGATCTTACGGCACCGCTCGCGATACTTCGGATCGGCCAGAAACCGCAGCCGGCTCGCGTCCCTGCGCTTGGGGTGGAGCTGCAAGATCCCGATCTCACCGGCGCCGCCCTCAGCGAACGGATTTAGCCCGGACTCTTTGATCGCCATCGCAGCGAGCAGCCAGGGCGATACCCCAGTCTCGCGGCCCGCTTCGACGAGGTAGCCCGCGAATGCTTCGACCCGCGCGCGGCAACCCTTCGGCGCGCGGCGGCAGTGGGCGACCTGGACCGGGCGATCGCGGTTGATCGTGGACGCGTAGGTGAGTCGTCGCTCCAACGTGCGCGCGAGCAAGTCCGGATCGTAGCGGGGCGGATCGGGCGGATCGATTGGCGACGATAGGATCATGGCTAGGACCAGAGTGAACATGTGAGCCATTGTAGCGTGAGCAGTGCGGCGCAGAGGGCTGCTAGGAGTAGGGTTAGGATCGATGCGGCTCGGGGCAACGATCAGATCTCCCGGGCGTTGTCGACGTCGTAGCCGCGTGCCGATGCTTCGGCCTCCCATGCGGCGGCGACAGTTTCGTATGATGGAGCGTTGGGGGTTAGCACGCCCTCGAATGCGTCTGAGATCGCGGTTAGCGTCGCATAGATCTGCGATGCCCAAACGCGGCGTCGGCCGATCGTGTCAGCGAGATCGAAACCGAGGCGCTGAACTACGCCGAGGAGAAATTCTGCAGTCGCTGGATTCTTGATTTCGTCCGGGTCAACCCCTCCCTCTCCCATGGCCAACGCACCCCAACCCACAAGGCAGGCGTGCGTGTCACAGTCATAGATGACGCGCTTTCGGAGCGATGGCGACATTTCTCCCTGCTCGACTGCGAGATCTTCATCGTCTGTGAGGGACTCTAGTTCTAGCCAGCTATTCCGCCTGAAGTCCTCGGCGGTCGGCAAAATCATGTGACGTGGCCACTTCGCTCGTTTCATATCTCTACACTCCCAGCGCTTTCGTCCCGCGCTCATCCGTGTTGCTGTTCTCGGTTTCCTCAGGCGGATCGATCCGGTCCAGCTCCTCGGCGATGGCCGTGGCGATCGCTTGCAGTTTGGTCCGGTTGGATAGCAGCTCCTCGATCCGTTCGTAGATCCGTTGCGCTCGGTCGCCGCTCATCCCAACGCCCCCCGAAGCTTTTCGTTGCCGGAGCCTGTCTGCGCCTGTACCTCTCCAGCCTCGGCCGGCGGATGCCATTCCTCTTGCACTGCGGCCTGCTCCTCATCCGTTTCGTCGTCAGCAGCCGGCAGTGAAATCAGATCGCGATAGTCATCCGACACGCCTATCTGCTTTCGCATCTGCGCCGATGCCAAGGCCCGACGCTGTGCCGCTTCGATGTCCGCAGCATGTAGCTCGATGTGAGTGCAGTAGACTGTGCTGCGACGATCAGGAATCGCAACCGGCTCCAGACACAACACCAGCGGCAAACCCTGCAGGCAGCCCACGGTCTGGATGATTTGCCGTAGCGATCCGATCATGCGCTGAATCGTGATGATGCTGGTAGTGCGGAACCGGTACACCGCACCAGCGACCGCGTGACCAGGCGCAGCGATCGAACAGTGCAGCACGGCGTGTGGGCGACAGATTGGCAGCTTTTTGTCTGCGGCGTCACGATCCTCATAAGGGATGAGGTAGTTGCACTTGCAAGCGACCTCTTTGCTTTCGCCAGTTCTGCGACCGTCGCGGATCTCCCACCGCATGGCCTCGCGACCGTTGCCACGGCAATGCAATTTCTTTCCGGCGTAACAGGCATAGGCAGACGGAAACACCTCCTCGATCTCGTCGCTGTGCAGATAGATCGGGATCCTGGTGAGCTTGTCATTCTCATCCCGATCCAGCGCAGCCATTAGGATCTCATCGGGGATCAAGTCGCCCTCGGGTGTACGTTCATTGCTGGTGGTGATCACAAAATGATCGTACTTGACCGGAAGGCGGTAGCTGCCACCTCCCCGCTTTTCGCGAGTCTCGCCAAGCCCGCCGATCTTGATCTTGCCAGCCTCGGCGAGTGTAGGCAGTAAATCGTAGATCATGCCTGTTTTCCTTTCTTCAACGGCGCCTGTCTCGCCTTCTTCCCCCGAAACAGCCCGGCCGATGTCTCGCTTTCGATCTGGGGCGGCTCGCCATTGAGCGCCGCGGCCATATTCGCCGCGTTCGTTTTGATCTCCAGCACGGCGATCTCGGTCAGCTCCTCGCGGTCACGATGTAGCGCCTGATCTTGCGCATTTTTTCGCGCTGAGATCTCGCGGCCGAAATAGATCGGGCCCTTGCCGTCCATGCCTGCAACTCTGTAAACGATCATTCGGTTTCGTCCTCTTTGGGCTCGCGGATGGTCACACGCAACGATCGGGAGCCTGGCGATACGCGGGTGTGGTTTTGGATCAGCTCGTCGGGAACCTTCGCGGCCGCAGCGATCGCTTGCCAATCGACTCGCGTCCGATCCTTCGTGTTGCGGTAGGTCACGGAAAACCGCTCATCGCTCGCGCCGTCATGCTCGGCTAGCAATTCCTGTAGCTTCGCTTTGGCTAGCTTCTGCTGGGTCTCGTGGACCTTGACCAGCAAGCGGGCCTCGTTGTACTCGCGCGCCCACGCATGGATCGCATTGACGGCCTCTGGGTCGTCCACCGCGGGCCGGCTCGCTGTGGGGTAGAGCTTGGCGAGCCAGTCCGAATCGTTCGCCGTGGCCTCGGGCCGCTCGCCTTTGACGATGTGGCGCTGGTGCCACGTACCGAGGCGGTCGACCAGCGAGCTAGCGATCTGCTCGTCGCGGTCGACCCAGTAGAGCCGGAACGAAAAATCGAACCCGCCGATCAGGACCGGCACGACGCAGCGCGAGCACTCGGGCCAGCACAGTAGATGCACGTGGGACTGGATCAGCACGTGGGTCGGGATCTGGTCCGTTCCGTCCTCGCCGTAGTCTTTGGCCATTCCCATGCCAACGGATTTAGCCTCTGCGGCATATTTCCTGCCGTTGCCGCTGAGGATTCCGTCTGTGCTCGCACCGAGCCAGCCGTGCTCAGGATGGGCGCGAAAGCCCGGGGTGGACAGATCCATCTCCAGCTTATCGGCAGCCCAGCTCAGGATCGGATCCTCCAGCCGTCTGCCGCGCTCCTGATCTTTGTTGTCGGGCTCCCGCTCGTCTTGGCCAAGGATGTGGCTCCACGCTTTTATTGGTGAGAGTCGTGGCGCCAAGCCGAGGCACGCCGCGGCGGTGCTGGAGGTGATCCGGCCGATGCGGTCCGGGGATAGGTGGGCGGTCATGATTCCTTTGCCTTCCTTCGCAGCCATTCTGTCGGGGTCTCGCCATCGCGAGCAGCTATGAGCGATCGTAGTTTCCCCTCGGCATCCTCCATGTTGACGCCGCTGATCTCCAATAGCTTTGTCCAGAATCTAGCCTGCTCACGCAGTTGCATCGTGATTCTCATCATTGTTTCGATTTGCTCTGGGGTGACTGCATCGCCGATGTTCCGCTCTAGTTCAGTGGCGTCGATCGCAACCTGCATCAGCGCTGCGGCTGTAGAGATCCTAGATTCGCCTACCATTTCAAAGCCTCCCCAACGAACGCGCCGCGCTCAGCAATCGCATCCTGCTCGCTCCGATAGCACCCGTCACACAGGATCAGACCGTCGCCGATGCTCGGATGATATGCGCCCGATCTATCACCGCACGCACCGCACCGCGGCGGTTTGAATTCTGGATCGTCCTCCGGGTTGCACTTGTAGCAGCCGGGGCAGTCGTGTGCGTAGTCTGATTTCATGGCTTGGATTCCTCCAGGATTGCCGCGACGGCGCGGCCGAGGGGAGACGGGCTTGGTACGTCCATTCGTCGCTTGCTCGACCACGCGAGCGTGACTAGTCGCATGCGTTTGAACTGTTCGTAATGCTGGAACTCGCCGGGATAGGTCGGTCCTCCGGCAACGATGCGAACGAGCACGCGCGGATCCGCGCCGGTCCATGAGTCGTCACTCAACCCCGCCGCAATCTCCCGCGCCTTGAACGCCAGCTCCACGTCCCCATTCCGCTCGGCTGCGTTGACCGTTTCGGTCCAGTCGGTGTCTAGTTTCGAGCGGGTCACGATCCGATCCTCCGCGCCCCACCATGCAGGCTGATCGATCTGCCGGCTACCTTGCCGGCTCTGTACCCATCACCGGACGACACACTGCGGCTACCTCCGCTGGAGTAGCGCAGCCCCATGGTCGAGCGCATCCACGCCTTTACCTCGTCGCCGATCCTGTCGATCTCAGCGATCGCAGTATTCACTCGCACCAGTGCGGTCGAGTCGCCGGCAGTCTCGCGGTGCTTGGCTGCAATCAGGGCCTGCCCCCTTGCTTCGCGCTTCGCCGCGTTGATCTTGCGGTCCACCTCATCTAATGCACCGTAACGAAATGCCGATTTGTACGATCGGCCCCGGCCCGATGCGAGCAGATTGGCGAGGCGCTCGATCTCCTGCTCTAGATAGCCGTACATCTGACGAACGATTGCGAGATCGTGCCCGTGGCCGTAGGCATAGGTGAGCGTAGGCTTTCGGCCGCGTCGCCACGGGTTGCAGCCGTTCGCATGGCAAACCGACCACGCGAGCGACCACCGCCAGGCGCTGGTGCTGGTGTGCTCGCCGATGATGGCCTCCGATAGATCGCCGCGATCCGCCGGACTCCCATCATCTGCACCGCCGGTCTCGTCCTCCCATATGTCGCCGATCGCGGCGGCGGTTAGGCGGTACTCCTCCATGAGTCGCTGGGCGTGGGCGACCGCGTTGGCTGCCTCGTTCATGTCCTCGGATTCGCCGAGGCGCAGCAGCTTTCGGATCCGGTCTAGTACCTTGTCGGTCGTGTGTGTCATGGCTAAGTAACAGTCTGCGGCAGGCCCCACGCTATGTCAACTTTTTATTTGCTAAACTTCTCGGGTTGCCGTATCCTACCCACATGGCCGAAGAGGAGGCATCCTACATCAATGTGCGTGTACCACGCGACCTGCGCGAACGGGTCGACGCGGCCTGTGACGTGCTCGGGCAGTCGCTGACCGTCTGGGTTCGGCGAGCGCTCGAAAGCGTGCTGGAGCGGCAGGAGGGCGAGCAGGACGGGGCTGCGTGAGCGATCGTGCGGAGAGGTGGCGGCCAGTAGCGGGCGCGGGTGGTTGGTACGACGTCAGCGACCTGGGGCGCGTACGGAGTTGGTACGCCACGGGAACGCGCGGCAAAATCCGCGCAGAATTTGCAAGATCGTTGCAGGCGGGGATCTCCGACTACGGTCGGCTAATCGTGATCATCTGCGTTGACGGGGTGAAGCGCAGTCGCCGCGTGCATCGGTTAGTGCTTGAGGCCTTTGTGGGACCTCGCCCTCGTGGCATGGAGTGTCGTCACTTGAATGGGGACGCAGCTGACAATCGATTGGTGAACCTTCGATGGGGAACGCCTAAGGAAAATAGAGCGGACTCAGTACGGCATGGCACAGCTACCACCCCGCCCGCGCAACGCGGTGAGCAGAACTGCAACGCAAAACTAAATTCTGAGAAGGTCCGCGAGATACGAGAATCCAGCGAAACAGACCGCGAATTAGCGCGAAGATTCGGCGTGTATTTTGGCACGATCGCGAAGGTACGCAGGCGAGAGCTGTGGACGCACGTCCTATGATTCGATTGCGCGACTATCAAATTGAGGCTGTCAGCCGATTGCGCAAGGCCTATCAGGCTGGCGCTAGGCGCCTGCTACTCGTGGCCAGCGTCGGATCGGGCAAAACCGTGATCGCCGCGCACCTCGTCCAGAGCGCCCACAGCAAGGCCAGGCGGGTCCTATTCGTCGCGCACCGCTGGGAGTTGCTCGACCAGCCGGCCCGTCTGCTGCGTGACTGCGGGCTACGGGTGGGCATAATCAAGGCCGGGGTCCGGCCCGACCTGGACGCCCCGGTGCAGGTCGCCTCGATCCAGACGCTAGCCCGGCGCGCCCTGCCACCGGCCGATCTGGTCATCGTGGACGAGGCTCACCGCGCAGTGACCGCATCCTACCGCTGCCTGGATGCGTACCCGGCGCACCTCGGATTGACCGCCACGCCCTGGCGCCTGGACGGCCGGGGCCTCGGCGAGCGGTTCCATGATCTGATCGAGGTAGCCACCACGCCCGATCTGGTCCGCGACGGCTGGCTGATCGATCCGATCGTGTACGCGCCCCACGTTCCGGAGCTGCCGACCGGCGCGAGTAAAGAGTACACCGCCGCGCAGCTATCGTCCGCGATGGACCGGAACGAATTGGTGGGCGACATCGTGGAGCATTGGAAGCGGATCGCCCCGGGGCGCCGCACCGTCTGCTACGCGGCGACGATCGATCACAGCCGGCACATCGTCGCCCGGTTCGCTGCGGCCGGCATTGCTGCTGAGCACGTCGACGGCAACACCCCGCCGGACGAACGCGCGGCGATCCTCGATCGGCTCCGCACCGGCGAGACCCTGATCGTCTCCAACGTCGACATCATCACAGAGGGATACGATCTCCCCTCGCTGAGCTGTGCGATCCTGGCGCGGCCCACGGTCAGCCTGACCAAAGCGCTACAGATGATCGGCCGGATCATGCGGCCCACCGCGGGCAAGTCGGATGCGATCGTGCTGGATCATGCCGCGTGTACGATCCGCCACGGGCTACCGTCCGAGCCGCGGGTGTGGTCGCTGGAGGGTCGCGAGCAGAGGCGGGCCGATAGCGGCGTGCGAGTCTGCTCCTACTGCTTCGCGGTGTCACGCGCCAAGGTTCGGTGCGATCAGTGCGGCGAGGCTTTTCCCGTGGAGCACCGAACGAACACGATCAAGCGAGAGCGCCGCGGCGATCTGATCCGGGCCGCGGCGAGGGCCAAGGCTGCGCGGACAAGTGAGGCCGACAAAGTACGGATCTTTCACGAGCTGCGCGCCGTTGGGCAGCGCAAGAACTACAAGCCGGGCTGGGCCTATTGGCAATTTCGGCTGAAGTTTGGAGAGGGGCCGCCGCGATGAATAGAACTCCCAAAGAGACGATCTATGATGCAGAGATTTCGCCGCTGATGGGGCAAATCATCGCCATTTGCAAACAGCATAAGATCAATATGGCGGCCACGTTCTCGCTGGACTTCGATCAGGGCCTCGACGAGACTCTATTCTGTACGACGATCCTGCCTGTCGATAGGGCTGACACGGATGGCTATCAAGCAATGCAGGAATGCCGTCGAGTTATGGAACTGCCCGCATCGGTTTACGCGATGACAATCACAACGATGAAGTCTGATGAATGATCTGCCCCCATTGCCACCACCGCATCGCCCCAGGCGATCCCGTTCCGGCCTCGGCGATCAAGCCGGGCGACCGGATCAAGCTATCGATCGAGCAAGCCCCGGCCAGCGTCGTAACCTCGCGGCCCTACCACGGCGATCGGTTCGTTCGGATCGTCGACCACACCGGCGAGACCTGGGACTACTACCTAGGCGCGGATCATACCGTCTGGCGGCTATAGAGGTTTTAGCCCGTTTAGTGGATCGTCTGGATCCACACCGGCCGCACGCTGCCGCGCTTTGTAGAGATTGGATTTCTTCGGGGGCTTCCGGCCGCGACTGCGCAGCAAGCTCTCGACCATCACCTCCGTGCGGACCGTCCGATCGCGGCTCGCTTGATTCTCTGTGCGCTGCTCGTCGACGTGCTCATCCAGGCTGGTCGATACGCCCTGCACCGCGCCGTCCAGCCGGCCTATTTCGCTATCTACGAATTCGACCCGGATCGCTGCGGCTTTGGTCTCGGTTTCCTTTTCGATCACCGCGCGGGTCCGGTCCTCGATCCGCGTTGAGTACCACCCCAGGGCCGCCGCCGCGGCTCCGCCGATCGTCACCGCGATCCATAGCAGCGCCTTGAGGATCTTTACGCTGCGCTGGAATTGCCAGGCGTCCTCGGCCGATTTAGTCGCGTTGTCATTCGCCTCGCGATACTTCCCCATGATCTCGGCAACGCCGGAGTAATCGCCGGTCTCCTCGCGTTCGCGCTTGAGGGCCTCACGTAGTGCTGTGACGATCTCTGTTTGTGTCATGCTGTGCGATCCGAGGGCACAGCGATCACAAATGCTGTGCAACGATACGTCCGCGCCGCCTCCGCCCGAAATTGTACAAATACGTCGGTTCCATCTGTGTTGATCTGCGAGGTAATCGCTCCACCGCCCGGTAGATTCTCATGCAGCGGGCCGGTCCCGTGCTCCGTCCCATCGGAGTCGACCAGCGTGGAGAGGATCGCGTTATAGCTGCGAGTCGCGTCGGTGTCGTCGGCTGCGGTGATCAGCGCGAACACGTTCATTGTATTTTTGCTATCCATCGTAAAGCTGCCGATGGTCGCGAACGATGCCCCGGTGATGTTCGCCTTGAACGTGCGTATCGTTGCGAACTGGCTTTCCTCCTCGGCCGTCCCTTCGTGGGTGCGCATGCGCCAGAACGGATTAGATCCATCGCTGAGACCCTCATGGCTAAACTGATTTGCGCGTGAAACGACATTGGCACCATTGCCGCCTGAAGCCACATCCTCGATTGTCCAGAATGCAGTGCGGGTCGAGGTGGTCTCCCACGGGTGCATGCTGAGGATCTTGTCTCCGCCCCCGCTCTCGGTCACTTCCATCAGGAAACCCTTGCTGCTTCCCGTTTCGCGATCGTCATCATCGATCTGTGCTATGCGCACCGAATCAGTGATCAGCTCCGGCCAGGCGGGATAGAGCGCCTCGACGCCGGTGATATCCGTGGCATCCGTGATCACCTTGAGCACATTGACGAAATCAGCCGTAGGCACAGGCGCACCGGCACCATTGCCCACCTCATTGATCTCGATCGTTTCCGAATCGGTCACAAAGATCGCAACGTACGCATCCTTCAGTGCGCCGAACGTATGCGAATCGAACCCCTGCGCGGCGATCTGCGCAGGAGTGATGCCCAGCCGGAACAATCGGCCTAGTCCGCCATTTACCCACACTGCACCGCCTTTGATCTCTCCGGTTAGCCCGGCAGTCTGGACGGCCCACAGCGTCGATCCTCCCGTAACGGGTAGCTGCGGATGGAATGCTCCGCCGGCCGGTCCAGGTGAGTAGAAAAAATCGGACGGGCCAAAACGGTTATGCGCCACAACGGTTTGAAAGTCGCTGGTCTTACTCAAGTCCTGCCCGCTCGCTTCGACCGCTCTGGCCAGCTCCTCCTGCCATGCGTTGGCGATGTCGTCCGTTACGATCGTTGCGGGGATCGTCGGCGGGCTGCCCTCTGTGAATCCATCCTTACCGGGCCCGTGGGTATCGATCTCTCTGGTGGCGTTGTCGATCCGATGCATTATGTGTCTCCATGCCTCACCGCGTGCGATGGGTGCTTACGGTGTGATCTCCAATCCGAAGGTTGTGTGCGCCTGCTTGGCCTCGTCGATCAAGCAGTTGAGCTGATCATCATCGGCAAGGCTTGGCGGTCGCGTTCCGATTACCGTGAAATGATAGATCCACGGACCTTGCTGCAGCGGGTCGCCCACCGCGGAAAAGCCGACCCGGAACGGCATCGCATCCTCGCGAATGCTGACCGATGTGTAGCCGAGCTTTTCGGCGATCTCGATCATCGTCGGGATCGAGCTGTTTTTTTTCTGGGTCAGCTTGGAATGCAGCGCATCACGACGGCCTTGCGTGGTCGCAACGGGCGTATCGCAGCGACCGGGCAGATCGGCGAAGGCTTCCCATTCCGGCAGCAGCTCGCCGGCCGTGCGTACATCCGCCTCGCGCAACATATCTTCCACACGGCACTCGACCCGGGCGAATTCAAACGCCAGCGCGCTGAGCAGCTTAGTTAGGATCGCATCGGGGTCGCGAGTCCAGGCCGGGCCGGTCGGCAGCAGATCCTGGAGTACGTGCGTATATTTCGTTTCGTCGCACTCGTCGCCCCAGAAGCCGGACCAGTCACTGCCCCAAAACATTAGGCGATGTCCTCATCGAATCGCAGCTCCACCATATCGATCCGCGCGGACCAGCGCATCGCGGTAGCGGCGATCCCTGTTACCTCGATCTTCAGCGAGCCATTTGTGGTGTCAGCAGATACCGCGATATTCAGAGCCGCGTTTGACTCGAAAAGAAAATCAGACACAAACGCATGGAGCGTGGTGCTGCCCGCCGTCGTGTCCCTGGAGATCACGCCCGTCCCTTGCGTGGCGGTTTTCTCTACCTGCTGATCATCTTTGCCAACCACGTAGATAGTAAACGCATAGATCCGATCCGGTTCGATGATGATCCGGTTCGATCCGGGCAGGGTCGTGCCGGACGGCGCGGATCCGTCCAGGGTCAGCTCCGTAGGCGTAGCGTCGCCGGTCGCGCGGCGAAGGGTTAGGCCGCTCTGGCTCTGCACGTCGCCGTTATCGCTGAAGCGTCCGTTAGCTTGAGCAAGCCCGCCTATCCTGTTCCCGATCGCGCGCGTACCCCATGCCTGCGCGCTATCGGCTGGTGCATCGTTGACCACGCCGAACGCCCAAGCAGCAAGCCCGCCCGCAGTAGCACTAGATCCCTCTGCGTGGGCAGAGGAATTGCTAGCGACACATCCGAACCCGAACGCATAAGAGGCGGTACCCGTGGCCTGTACGTTCGTCCCATGCGCCCATGACCCGGTGCCGATGTTTGCTGCGTCCCACTCGGTACCCGAAACGGATCCCGATCGCCATGCTAGCTTTCCCGGGACCCACATCGCCCGAGTCCCCGCGCCGCTGGTAGGCGTGTCGCCGGTATCGTTATCCCACCACCACGCCTTGCCGGTGTAACGCGTGGGCGGTGCGTAAGATGTCTGCTCGTTGACGGTCAATCCGGGATCGGTCGGGATCTCCGTGAACGCCGATGCGCTGTTTGTCATGAAATCGTATGTAAAGGTTCCGGTGCCAGTGACCCAGGTATTCGCACCGGAGATCGTGATCCCTCCGGTCACCTGGACATTGCCGGTCGCCGGGATGTCGATCGCCGATCCGGTCGGACCGCCCGAGCAATCGGTATTGACCAGGCTGGCCGCGCCGGCAGATTGCAGGCCGATCGAAAACCCGAATAGCTGACTGCCGAGATCAATCAGCGTGGTTCCGTCTGCAGTCTTTAGCGCAGTACCAGGGAACCCGGTCGGGAGGAATTTACAATCCTTGGTATACAGCGTGCCGGTCTGGAGATCGCAGGCCACCTTATTCGCTGTGGGTGTGCTGGCTGTGATCTCGTCGAGCGTGGCCACTGCACCGCCAGCCTGAGAGATCACGATCGCATCGTCGTCGAGCGATTCGATCTTGCACCGTGAGATCTGGCAGCTCTGTGCGTTGCTGCCGGTGATGTCCACGGCGATGCCTGCCGCTGGGGTGATGTCGATCCCCGCCCAGCTTGCATACGTATCGTCAACATCCGTAGCGGTTACGAGATCGATCACAAGCTTCCCGACCAGCGTGGTCTGCCGATGGTCGCCGCCTAGGTCCGCCTCGGAGAATCCGGCCTCGGCCCAGCCCTTGACGATCACGCCAGTTTTCAGCGCTACCGTCGCCTCCGTAAACGTCCCAGGCAGCACCACGACCACGCCACCGCCATCTGTGCTGGCCTGATTGATCGCAGCCTGGATCGAAGTGAATCGACACTCTGATCCGACCGGGCCCACCGCATACGTCGCGAGACAGCTCGCACCCTTGGCGATCTGGGCTTGCGTCGCAAGTATGAAATCGTCGACGAAATCGCCCCAGTGCTCGTTGGCCCGCGTCTGCGACTGCGCGCGCGTGGTCGCAACCCGATCGACCTTATCGGTAATCAGCTCTGCGTGCGTGGTGGTGAATGCAGGATCAAACAGATTGACGCTGTTTACTGGGTTCGCCATTAGGGCAGCACTCCATAGACGGGGGTTCCGAGCACCGGCACCTCGCCGATCGCGTGGGTCACATTGGCAACGGGTGATACGGTTACGTGATCCTCCTCGCCGCTGGCCAGGCTGATCGCCTCGTTGATCTGGCTGAGTAGCAGGGTGGAGTTATCGCCACCGCGACGCAGTAGGTAATCCTCTAGCTGAGCGGTTACGTTGGCCTTGACCTGATCGAACGTAAAGCCCGATGCGACCTTGAGATCGATCACCGGATTTAGTGGCACCTCGGCCGGGGCGGCGACGGTCACTGCGGCCGTGACGGGTCGGAACGCATCGATCACAGCCTGCACCTCGGCCACCTTGGTAGGCGATGGGATGATCGTAGGTGTCTGATCGTCCAGGACGAACGTTAGCAGTACGGTCCCCGGTCCAAGCTGCAAGGGGAATTCAAATGCCCGGGTCACACCGGCGACGGTTAGCGCCTCCTGGATATAATCGCCATCCGCTCCGCCGCGCGGCGGATCCTGGACGCGCAGCTCCACGCGACCGATCAGATCCTCGATCGATTCGATGTCCGTGCCGTTTACTAGCCCGTTGCCGGCCCCATCGTCCTCGACCAGCGCGGTGGCGTCGACGCCAGCGATCGGGCTGACGATCGTTAGGGCCGTTCCGATCACTGCGTTGCCATCTGCCCCGGGAGTCTCGGCCGTGATCGGCGTGGACACATCGCCGCCACCGCCAATTACCACGCCAGGGGAATCGACCAGATAGCGGACGCCATCGGCCCGCTGCCATACCGTGTCCGTGGGGACCGGCGTGGTGGGGACGCCGGTGATCGGGATCGATCCGATCGCTAGACCAGCCTCTTTGCGTCCATCGTCACCTAGCCAGAAATCACCCCAGCGCGTGGCGTTCTCCTCATCGTTCTCGATCGACGGGATGATCTGCTTTACTCCGTGCTGGATGTGTCCGTGCAATCCATGCGACGCACCGCCCAGCGCGCGACCCAGCACGCCCTCGACCGTTTTCCGTAGCTTCGCATCGGCGCCCTCTAGGCGGCTTTCGATGTCGGCCGCGATCCGGCTGATGATCTGCGCTGCGGTGGGTCTGAAAAATGCCATTTAGAGCAGCCTCGCTGTGGTCGCGTCCCAGGTTCGGATCCATCTTACCGCCGGGGTTTCCGGTCTGGCTATCTCCACGCGGATGCAGAGCGGCCGCAGCGGATGATCCTCTAAAAAGAATGGAGTAGCCAGGACCGTCGCGGCTACCCCGTCGTCCAGCAGCCAGCGCAAGGCATCCTCGGCGAAACCCTTGGCAATCTCGATCGCGCTATCCTGGGACTTCGCTTTGCCAAGCAGCCACAGCAGCGAGCCGATCAGATCCTCTGGAACGTCCGGGTACGTGTCGCCCCACCATCCGCGGCGCTCGGTCGGATCGGCTACCTCGCTGGCCGGCGCTCGGCGATCGGAGAACAGCGAGATCGTAACGGCTGACTCTAGACCATCGTCGGTTAGCAGCGTGCCGGAATCCGCGAACGCCAGATCCGCGAAGCCCTTTTCATTGTCGAATACCAGGGCGATCGTCATTAGGTGGCCTTGACCTTGGTGGCTGCGACGGGGGCGAGGGCGCCGATCAATGGGACTGGCACGCCAGTGGTACCAGGACCGGCTCCGTGAGAATGGGTATGAACGTCATAATCTGCCTGGATCTTGTCTAATCGCGCCTTGACATCCGCAGCGAGAGCCACGAACTGCGCCGCAGCATCGGCCCCCAAATGCACCAGCCCGGCAAGCTCTGGCACGGCCGCGATCGATCCGTCCTCTTTGGCGTGGACCCGGTTTCCCTTGTCCGTGTAGATCGCTGTCTCGCCATTTGCGCCGACCTTGAACCGCGAGCGCCGATCGCTGACCACGACCGCGACGGGGTGGTCCGTGTTGCCTCCCACTGCCAGCACGATGGCCTCAGAGCCGGCAGGCGGCCGCGCTGAGAGCCCGTACGGCTGGAAGTGCTCGACCGCATCGTCTGCCTCATCGGCTAGCAGAGTGACCTGGACGGTTTGGAGCTTGCTCGAATCGTTGACGATCTCGACGACGGCCCGCTTGACCATCCCTTGCACTCGCCCTCGCAACGGACTGATAACCTTTCTGACGATCCGCTCTATGAGTCGTGCGGCTACCACTGGATCCAACTCTTCCCCTGGGTCCGCGCGTTGCGTTTCCCTGGTGGCACCAGCACATCGAACGCCTCGGGGCGGCCGGTCTGGATCGTGGTCACGCTGCGATTACTGGCCTTCTCATAGGTCACCGCAGTGATAAGCAGATCATCGTCGACGCGCAGGAATCGGTCGCGCACCCGCACGATCTCGTTCGGTTTCCAGAGGCCATCGGCGTGGTGGTAGCCCTGGACGCGGTGAGACAACCGCCGCGACTGGCCGGCTCGGGTGTTGCGTTCCCACTCGGCCCGCCGGATCAGATCGTTGGCATTGCCCTGGTCCTCTGCGATTACCACTAGCGGCCGATTGCGATCGATCCCGTCGTCCGTCACGAAACCCTTGGGGCACGACGCGACGGCCCCGAAGAAATCATCCGTGCCCACGAGCTGGGACTTGAACGTGTAGATCTGAAACCGGCTTTTCAGATCGCCGCTACGGGTGCCGCCTAGGACGTTTTGGCCCAGCTCTAGTGCGGTCTCGATCCGCTTGCTGCCGGCCCGGGTAAACCTGACCTGCGCGCCGTTATCCGTCACGATCAGCATGCCGCGCATCCGGGCCAGCCGGCTCAGCGCCTCGAATACCGCCTCGCCATCCTGGATCGAAAACCTCGGGAACTTGACCAGCGCTTGCTCTGCCGCGGTCGGATCGATCACTACGTCCACGTCGAACGGGCTGCACAGATCGTTGGCGATCGTCTCTAGCAGCGAGTCTCGCCATTTGCCGGTTTCATGGATCGCGCTACTGTCCACCAGATCGCCCGTATTGCCTCGGCCACTGATCGCGATATTGTGCGTGTTGGCATCGTAGGAGATCTCTACCTGATCGATATGCCCGACCATCACCTCCTCGCCATCGATCGCTACTATGCACTCGTCGCCCTCGTCGAATTCCAGCGGCTGATTCAACTCGCCGCCTCGGTCCACATAGTCAAAGCGGAACTCCCCTGCGAGCTGCTCGATCCCGAGACGCACCACAATTGTCGTCCAGTCCTCGCGGGCCTGACCGTCGACGCTCAGCCGGATCCGGTTCTCAGGCATCGGACGAGAGCACCTCGATCTCTACTCCGCCGGGGATGAAATTGGGATTAGCGATATCGTTGCGGGTTACGATGTCCAGATCCTGATCCGCGTCGCCGTAGAGGCTGTAAGCCAGCACCAGCGCATTGATCGAAATCGGCGGAGTGACCAGGGACACGACCGGCAGATCCTGCGCCACGCGTTGGAGGTGCGTCACGATCTCGGTTCGCAGATCTTGCAGAGCCTCGAATAACGGATCCTCTGTGGCCTCGCTGTTTAGCTGGGTCTCGAATGCATCGGCCAGCTCGTCGCGGATCGCTTGGGCCTGATTGGCGCTCTCTAGGGTTAGGGTCGCCATGATCCGGCTGGTCTCGGCCAGCGCAGCGACGGCCACCATCTGCTCGATTGCATCCTGATTGCTCGCTTCGAGCTGACGCTGCGGTGTAGTGTCTGGCGGCTCGGGATCCTCGACCGTGAAATCTCGCAGCGATCGGAACGACTCGCGGAGGATCTCCGGCCGGTTGAAGTCTAGCGGGATCGTGTTGCGCGGTGCGGCATCTGTGATCCCCGCGGCGGTCCGCACCAGATCGAGGACGCTGGCAACGAGGCCGGCAAACTGATTGACTAGCTGCTGCGGCGTATTGAGTAGCTGCGAGACTTCGGACTCGAACGATCGGATCGCTTGGCTGAGACTTTCGATCGTGTTCATTTTCGCGGCGATCTTGCCCCGGACTTTTCGCAGCGCAGAGGATGCATCGTTTACCCCGTTGATCGCTGCCTGCGCTACATCCTGGATCGTGTCGAGGATGCTTAGGCTGGTGCTGCTGCTCAGCTCCTCGACGGTACGATTCGCCAGATCGTTGACCCGCGTTGTCGTGTCCGGGATCTGGAGCCGCTCCTCGTCGGTGCCGGCCTCGACGAATACCAGGCGAAACGAGGCCATACCGCCATCGGCGATCGTCTCGCGCATATCGACGGCCGCATCGATCCGCACCGGCAACGTGCCCCGGTACGGATGCACCAGGGTGTGCACTCCGCCGCGCTCCAGCACCTCGATCAGCGCGTCGCGCTTGGCGAAATAGTTAGGCTCCAGGACGATCGCATCGATCGAGAATCGCCGGGCGCGTCGGCCGAGATCCTCTACAAAGGGCTCGTCCCGATCGGGGAATTCGTACGTAACCGTGCGACGGCCCAGCGTGTTCCCGGTGTCCTTGAAATCGAACGGGACGCCATCGAGCGAGGCGGGGAGTAGCTGATCGCGAAATGCCATTACGCGCCCACCTCGGCGATCCCGCCGTCGATCGTTACGTCGGTGTCTGTGGCGTTTTCGGTGGTCACGATCGTGCGTTCGTTTTGGACGCGTACGAGCAGCTCAGCCTTCGCGGCCGCAGCGGCCGCTTGCTCCCTTCGTGCCAGTGCGGCTTGCTGCTCTGGTGTGACCCGTCCCAATTCAAGCTCTACCTCGCCGACATCGGCAGCGGCTGCACCGAATCGCTTTTGTCTACCTCGCCCGGCCGCGTTGATCTGATCGATGATGGCCTTCGCCTCCTCGATCCGTTCGTCGGTATTGCTGACTAGATCTAGCCCCTGCTCGCTGAGCACGGCGCCTGTGAATCCCTCTGACAATTCCTTTCGTTCCTTCTGCGCGGCCGCTAGATTTTGCTCCGCTGTCAGCAATTTCCCCCGCTCCTCAGTGGTCAGAGTCTCGCGTAACGCTGGCGCGGCGCGACCGAACTTGTCGACCTTTTTGTTTAGGCCAGCGAGGATGTCACTAAGTCCTAGGGCCTTGTCCAGCATGGTGCCGAGCGCGACGCCAGCGGCGAGGGCCAGGAGGGCTAACCCGGCAGCTCCAGCGATCCCGCCAGCGCTAGCCTTGATCCCGCCACTTAGGGCTTTCATGGCCGTGGCGCCCTTCTCGGCGCCAGTCGCCACGCGAGCAAGTGGACCGATGACACCGAGCAACCCCTTGGCGCCTGATAGTGTCGAGGTGAGCAGCAGCGTTGTCCGCAATGCTGCACTGAAGGCGACGAGCTTGATCAGGAACCCTCCCAATTCCCGGACCACCCTAGGATTAGCCTCAGCAAATTCCTTGATCCCCTTGGCCATATCCAGAACATCGGCCAGCGCCTCGTTGACCGCAGGTGTGAATGCCTCGCCCACCTCCCGGGTCAATGCATCTAGCTCACCCTTCGCGCGCTCGAATGCCTGCGCTTGCGTCTTGGCCATCTTGGCCGCGGCGATCTCAGACGCGCCCATGCCCTCCGCTTGCAGCTTCATCTGCGCGGCGAACTCTTTACCCTGATTGCTGGTCAACGCCAGCACCGCGTTGATCCCCTCGATCGACCCAAACAGCTTGGAAAGGGAATCGATATTTCCGCCCGCCCGCTCGATCAGGACTTGGAACACCTCGGCATTGCCGCCAGACTGCTTGGCCAGATCGGCTAGTGCTTCCTGAGATAGTCCGGACGTTTTGGTAACGTCGCTCAGGAATCCCTGTAACCCCTTGGCCTCCAACGCGGCCACACTGAAATCGATTCCGAGCCGCTCCGCTTCCTCTGCCGCCTCCGAGCTTGGCTTGAGGATGTTAGCGAACGCTGCCTTGAGCCCCGAGACCGCGAATTTGGTATTGATCCCCTGTTTGGTCAGTGTCGCGATCGCTGCATTAGTCTCCTCGACACTGAGGCCCATGGCCGCTGCGATCGGTGCGACTTTGCCGATGCTGCTGGCTAACTCCTCGACGGTGGTCTTTCCGCCCTTGACTGCGACGAAAAATGAATCACTAACCCTGCCTGCATCCTCGAACGAAATCCCAAACGCGTTGAGAGCAGACGTTAGTCCGTCAACCGCAGTCTCCACATCGGTCACGCCACCGATCGCCAGCTTGTTCGCAGCGGTCAATAGGTCCGTGGCCTCGGCTGCATTGGACGCACCGGCGCTGATCGTCTGATAGAGCGCCTTGGCTTGATCGGCCGCCTTACCGCCGAACGTGATCGCGGCTTGCTCGGTTATGTCAATCAATTCCTGATTGCTGATTACCGATTCGTCGACGAGTGTGGACACCTCGACGATCGCCTTTTCAAATTCGGTAAAGTCGACAACCGGCTTTATCAGAAGCCGCTTCGCTTGCTCACCTAACCGCGCGACACCCTCGGCCGCCTGATTCAAACTCGCGGCAAGCTGGAACGATTTAGTCGCACTCTTGCCGGCCTTGGCGATTCCTTTTAGGTTTTTCTTTATCTTGTCCGACGACTGCGAAGTCTTGTCGATCAGCTCCAGCAGGATCCGCACATTGAGATCAGCCACGGATCACCCGCCTCTCCCAAGCAGTTTCATTCGCACCGCCTGCCGCAGCCAATGATCCATCCGCTCGGGTGTCAGTCGCCACAGCTCCGACTCCGAGAACTGGAACACCGCGGCCAGTGCTCCTAGGCAGTCTCTCCAATTTGACGGGAAGCAAGCGCGAGCAGCATTTCGGAGAGTCCAACCCCTTTTCCCATTCGGGCAGCGATTACCCCCGCGATCGCCTGGTAATCCTCCTGGTGCAGCCGCCTCACGTCTGCCATATCCAGATTCCCCAGCCTGGAGATCAGCAGCATGGTGCAAGCCGTACCGCTGAGATCGTCTTTATCGATCGCCTCCAGGTCGGCAACGTAGACCGGCCGCAATCGCACCTCGCTCGGATCGCCAAGCCCGGCCGAGGTGCTGCCCGGCTTGGGCATCATCGGATGCTTCAGCGTGTGGGTGATCGTCTCGTCCGGGTTCGGCAGCTCTAGCACGTCAGCCATCGCCCACCGCCTCGCCGGTCTCAGCGACCCCGGACGGTACAGCCGGTGCGGCCGTAGCCTCGCCACCCTTAGCCAGTCCGCGGCCAATGGCGTAGGTCCCAGAGCCCCCAAACATGGCGTACACGTCGCCCTCGGAGAGGCCCAGCTCCAGGAAGCGGTTAGCGAACATCACCGCCACGGACACCAGGAAGGCTTGCCACTCGGTACGGCTTACGAGCTTTCGGATCATACCTCCACCGCCGGATTCCCCGTGATCTCCACGGTTAGATCGCCCTCGCCGCCGGTCAACTCTGGCGGGGTCGAAGTGAAAGCGCCATCTACCTGGAACGTGATCCCGGTGTCCGTCTCATACTGGACCACGCCATCGACCAGATCGCGCAGTTCCGACACGTCCAGATCGGCCGTGTGGGCGATCGTGACCGTGATCACGGACGGAGTGAATTCCTCGCTGAAGCCGTAGAGGCTGTGCCCCATCTGCGCGGTGCGGGTGCGACCGCCAAAGTTCAGCACCTCGCCCGTCTTGGTGCGATGCAGCGTGCCGTTGATCTTGACGCGAACGATTCCCGTGACTTGAGCCACAATAGCCTCCTAGATCAGAAACTGGATCGACGTTGCCGACACCCTGAGCTGATTGATCAGATCGGGTGCTAGCTGTGCGTCGACCCGATTGGGGTCACTCGTCGATCGTTCGACGATTAGATCGGCCTGGAATTGCTCGAATCCCTCGACGAGTCCGCCGGGTTCCCAGGTATTGGTAAACAGATCCAGCGCCTCGCCTCGGATCACGTTGGGAGTCACCACGGCCTGGCCGGGACTAAACAGCGTCCCATCGTTGGCCAGCTTGTGACGCGGGTACTTGGTGGCAATCCTGGTGCGCCAATCGAACCGGATCCGCGAGAGCGTGCGGGGCGTAGTGATGTCCAGAAATACCGTGCTCGGGTTGCCGAGGGCGTCCGTTTGGAACGTAGTAATCAGTCGCTCGATCGAGACGTTCCCGCCAAGGTCGACCACGTGCGAGGCGATCCCGTTATTGAGCAGGGTTTCCCGCTCGGCTCGATCGAATTGATCCTCGCGCGCAGGAGGCAGCACGGATCGCAGCCGCAACGTCTGGCGCGGCCGGGCCGGATCCGGCTCGAATGCGTCGACCGCTCCGACGTTGGCGGCCCACTCCCATGGTGTCGTAGGGCTCTCACCTCCGCCGATGATCGTGGAAAATGCAGAGTTGCGGCCGCTGCCGAGCGTTGTGTGGTCGCTCAGTGTTCCGGTAATCCCGGTGAATGCGTGCCCGTCGATGTCGGCCAGCGGCTGCCACCGTGCATCCATCTCGGCCTCGATCGCCGCAAGGTTCGTCGCGTCGGTGTATGGGTGAATGATCGTGTGGTACTGGATCGCACCGATCGCCGTGATCGCCGTGGCGATGGATGGATTCGTCGCGCCGGTCACACCGTCCGTGACCACAACGGTCAGGCCCGGCACGTCCTCCTCGCCATCGTTGAAATTGGTACGCACGTCGAATTGCTCGCCGGCCTCTCCGGCATTGCGAGCGGTCAGCGTCACAACGCCAAGCACAGCAGCGCTAGTCATCTGCAATTCCTGATCGGACTGCGCCGCGACGATCGCAGCGTCGACCAGCGGTCCGGCTGCGGCCGCGGTGGTCGTGTCCGGTATCGGAGTAACAACCCGCTTGCCATGGATGTACAGAAAGATCGATCCGGCCGCCGTAGCCGTGCCGGTGATCGTGACGATTTTGGTGGCAGCCGTTGCGCCACCATCATCGTCGAGGGCTATGGCGAACATCGGCGTAAACGAATTCGCCGCCTTCGCCGCCTTGATCATGGCGGACCCGATCGAACCGCGACCAAAGAATGTTTCGCCCTGATCCGAATTGAGGATCTGCTTTACCTCGCCCTCCGCTGCGGTGCCTGACGCGAGCCGCTGCACAATGACTAGGATCTGATGTGGCTGCGCCGGTGCGCCCTGGATCGCTCGGCTCGCGTCGAATTCGACGAACGTGCCCGGGGTTCGGATCGTTGGGGGAATGCTGCTAAAAGAGATCGCCATGGTCTAGTCCTCGATCTTTGCGTCGACCTTGCGCTGCTTGCCTGTGGTCGCGCGCTTTGTTTTGGGCTTGGACTTGCTCGCGGTTCTGATCGTCACCTCACCGCGACGGGCCCGCCGGTTCCAGTAATTGGACCCCTCGACCGTGGCGCCATCGCTCGGCAGCGGGCGCTTTGTTACCGGATCGATTACCGTTTGGCCGTCTGCTGGTGTCACGTGAATCTGTGCCATGCTGCCCCCTACGTCGGTAGCGATACGATGTCCGTGGCGTCGTCGCTGATCCCGTCTGTGGTATCCAGATCGTAATCCGTCACCAGGGTTTTAAAGTCTGCGAGCGAGTCCGCGAACGTGCCCACCAGATCGATTTTCTGATCCCAGACGACCGCCCACATTGCGAGGCCCTTGGCGTCGACTGCTCCAGAGAACAGATTGGCCGCATTGAATCCGGTCGCGGGCGCAGTGGTGAAATCCAGGCCCCAGCGATTCTCAGCGATCAGGTGAGTGAGCAGCTCTAGCTTGGCCAGGGCGAGCACACCTCGGCGATCGTTGTCGCGGTTGCGCTCCAGGATCATCGCGACCCAGCGCAGATCGGCCACGCGCTCGCCGCCTTGGATCTCAATGCTTCCCATGCGCAGGCACGCGACGATAATGGCCGGGGCTTTCGCGCTGTAGCGCTTGACCTGATCGAGATCGAACTGGCCGCCATGCGTGAACACCGAAACGTCGTCCGGCATGATCTCCTCGATCTTTTCGGCGATGGCGCTGCGCGTTTGTACGATCCGGCTCATCGTCTAGCGATCTCCCGCTCTAGGAATTCGCCGATCGATAGGAGCACATCCTTTTCGTTGTCGTCGCTTAGGCCCAGATACTCGCGGGCTGGTATGCCATCATCATCACCGCCGCCGTCACCTAGCTGCTGCCGCTTCGCATAGACGAGAGAGCTGCCGACCTCGACCGCGCTGGACTTAGGGATCGCATCGATCGAGTCCAGCAGGAACCCCTCCGACTGCAGCAAGCTCTGCCCTGCGCCACGCGTCGCTGCGTATGCTTCGGACCATGCCGGCCATGGGTCGCCCTCGGGGCTGGCTTTCTGATTCTGGATCCGGTCGCGCGTCTGGCTTTCGACCACAGCCCCGATCGCATCGAGCAGATTGGCGGACGGCTGCGACGCCAGGACCATAAGGATCCGGCGGATCGTCTGCTCAAGCTGCGTCATATCGACGACGATCATATGTTCCTCTGGGTTGCCCTGGTAAAGAGGCGCTCCGGCCCGAACAGAGTTACCCCGCCGCCTACGCTCGTGGGCGGATCGTCCAGACCTAGCGAAGCCTTGCCGGCCGCGATCGCCTTGAGCAATTCGATGCAGTCCTCGTATCGCCGCCGCCGCTCGTCGGTCAGGATGTCGTGGGTGATGTGCAGCTTATAGACCGCAATATCCACGCAGCAGGACTTGAGCACGTCCGGCACCGGGGAGATCGGCAGGTCATACCGCGCGGAGATCCACGCGTTGATCTCGCCGGTCGCATCGTCCAGGGACGCCTGTACCGTGTCGGTGTCCTCGACCTGATCCCGATCTCGATCGGCCGCTATGTTCAGGATCTCCGGTCCATAGCGGTCGATGATGTCGTCTTTGGTGGCGTAGGCGGCCATGCTCTCATCGGGCTATGTGGTCGGCAGCCACGGACTGATCAGGAGATCGACCGCTCGGAAGTTCCGGTTTGTTTCGCCGCTGGAGATCAATTGCTTTTCGAGGATGTCCAGCGCCTCGCTGCGTAGGTTGGACGGGACCACCAGCAGCGTCGGTCGGATGCCCAGCCGCTCGCCCTCGTCGTCGTCCTCGAATGCCATCATGGTCTCGAATGCGGCGTCGAAGTTCACCGCGTTCAGCGTCTGATTGCTCTGGAATGCAGTTTGCCACCAGCCGAACCCCCACGCCGATCGGGCCTCGACGCCAAACAGCAATTCGCGCCGCATGAATACGGCCTCTGCGGTGGGCAGCTCCACGTTCGTCACGGTCGGATCTTTGCGGGTCTGGTAGATCACCGGCTTGACTGACCGGCTCGCATCCATCAGCCACCAGCGCGGACCGCCGCCGCCGGTGTCGATGTTCGACTGCGTGCCACCTTTCTTGGTGTGCGTGGCTGAAAAGAAATTCTGTTCATCGAGCCACACCGTGGCGTCGCCAGCGGCGAGCGCGTCAAACGTGTTTTTCTCCACGTGACGGCCCGCGGCCATGCCCTGCTCGCGTGCGATGTGGGATCGGCCCGCAATCGCAGCGGCGACGCTGACTGCATCCTCCAGATGATTGCGATCGATCCCGATGGTCGATTCGTAATCCTCGTTGAGCAGTGAGACCCCGCGGGCTTTCAGCGACTTGATCTGCTTATCGCCGACCCACTCACGCAAGCTGGGGAACTGCGAGAGGTGCCCGTAGAATTCCTTTTCCGTGGACGAGGTGATCCGCGTGGCAATGGCGGCCCACTCGCGCGTCGCGGCTCCGAGCCCCACGCCGAATGCGGCCTGTAGCCCGTTGAAAAATTCTTGGATGTTTGTGCGATCGACGATCATCGGTCAGCCCCCTAGAGCAGTCCTACGCCTGGATGGATCTCTACCCAGACGATGTTATCGGTTGAGTCGAAATCGACGATGATGCCGGCGATCGACATCCCGGTAGCCAGGGTGCCGACCGTCTGATCGTCCTCCCAGTAGCAGAGGGCGCCGATGTCCGTTTGGTCGACGACGTTGGCCCCGGAATTCTCCAGGCCGAATACACCGGCCTCGACCTCGACCACCTCACCATCGTCGGTGTTATCCACCTTGGCAACGGCGATCCCGACCGACACCAGGCCAGTCGTCGCAGTCGGTGCGACCGCCTCACCGTTGACATCCAGCGCGACACCGGCTCCGGCGAAGTGGATCTCCGCAGCCTTGGACGTGTAGGAAAAGCGCTTCCCCTCGCGGCGGGTGTAGGCTCGATCTGCTGTTAGGGCGGTCATGGCTAGTTACTCTCCCTGCGGATCTCCTCCGCGAGCTGTGCTGAGTCGATCTCGCCCTTGACCAGGCGGGCGTATAGTTCCGGCTTCACTCCCACGCTGTGGGCAATCGCAAGCTGCTCATCGGTCAGCCCATGCGCGCCCGTACCTGGCGTGGTCGGGCTGCGCTGGTCCAGACCGGAGGGCTCGCCCACGACCGTAGCGGCGCCAACGAACTTGGAGAATGCTTCGAGCCCCGCGGCCCGGCACATCTCGATCGCCTGGTCGCGTTGGGCCGGTGTGATCTTCCCATCCTTCGACGCCTGATCCACTGCGGCCGCGATCGCCTTTTCCTGCTCGGCTGCGGCCAGTGCCTTGATCTCGCCCTCGGCCTTTTCGGCCCGGGCCAGAGCGGCGGTGTAGTCCGCGCGCGGCGTCCACTGCTCCAGCGATGGCGTCTTATCCTCGGCAGCCTTGAGGGCCAGCGCGAGTGCCTTGGCTTTCGCTGTGGCCTCCTCGGCCGTTGCGGTCTCGGCGAGCCCTAGGGCGGCGAGTAGTGCTTTATCCATGGTGTCGTCTCCTGTAGTGCCCTGGTGGCTGCTCAATGCCTTGAGTCGAAGCGCGGGCCGGTTGACCAGCGCGGCGCTGCTAATGCTGAGCACCTCGCCGGCTTCGTCATGGAACATAGCCGGCGAAATGAAACGAAATGCGCGCGACTGGATCAGCTCGTGGCCCGATTCGTTCCAGGTCACATCCCCCCAGATGCTGCCGCCGCGCTTGACGGACAGAGACTCGATCCAACCCACCGCCGGCCCGCCGAATAGTTCCGTTGCGTGGTCGGTGTCGATCGGTAGCGGCATTCGATCCTTTTCAAATGCGGCCACGATCGCCTTGGGGTTGCTGTTCTTGAATGTGCGACCGTCGCGGGCCTTGATCGTTTTCCCCGATGGGATGAGCTGGATCTCGCTAGGCGGCGATCCGTCGCCCTCGGCCGGCTCCTCGGCGAACAGCGCAGACGCTGACTCCGCCAGGAATAGGCCAGGCGGTAGCTCTCGCGCGACGGCCGGAACGGTCACCCATTCCTTCGATCATGGATCCGGGGTCGCGTCAAGATCAGCGCAAGCGGCGACCTCTGTAGTCGTAAAGGGCCCCCGCTTGCCATTCTGTGGGTATCGGGCGCCCTCCTCCCGCTGCCAGCTCGCCATCGACCACGAGCCCGGCCCGCAGCGCCACCTCGCGCCACAGCCGCTCACCGGGATCGCCCACCCTGCCGCTGCTGTAGTTCCGGTGCGCCTGGATGTGGGTCACGTTCGCGCCGGCCTCCTCCGCCTTGAGTAGCATAAGCTTGACCGCCGCCCGGGCCGTGGCGATTAGAAAATCATCGATCGCGTGGTGCTTGGGTTTGCGCTTCGACTCCAGCCCCGGGAACGAACCTTCCACCGCGACACCCAACGATCGCGCGTTGCTGCTGTTCCCGTGGTAGGTGTAGCGATCGATCTCATTGTTCCAGAGCACATCGCCGTTGAGCAGCGCCACGCAGTGATAGGGCACCTTGTAGAAACGCCGATGCAGCGCGAGCCGTTCGCCGTACTTGTCGCGGTTGCGTTTGGTCGTGCCGAACTTTACGGCGGTCTGGTGCAGTACGATCGTGGTAACGCTCGGAGCGTACCGGCCCGAATCTTTGCCCGGGCCGTTGCGCACGTCTCGGGTGTTGTCGAAGTAGTCCGGCCAGGCATCCTCGCGCGGATGGACGAACCGATCCGATCGGGCCCACTCCAGGATCGGCCGCCACCAGAGCATCAGATCTTTTCGATCTCCCCGCTCAGCGCGTTGAGTCTGTGAGTCCCCGGATTGAAGGCCCATTGCGGATCTAGCCCCTCGTCGACCTTGACCTTTCGCCCTGTCCTGGGATTGATCATCTCCACCTCGCGACGCGGCGGCCTGGGTGTCGGCCCTCCTCGGCGCTCGACCTCGCGATTCCCTAGCTGCCGTACATGGCAGTGACAATTCCAGCCGTTGGGCGGCATGTGATCCAGCCACCAAGGATCATCGGCCGGCAGCGTGGTCCCGTCCCACTGGATATGTAGATCGCGATGCCGCTCTGCCGGTCCTAGCTGATAGACCAGAAAGGGTAGCGTTTCCTTCGTGGTCTGCACACGTTGCCACTGACCGACCGCGCGCGCCGATCGCATATTGTGGAAGTAGATCGTTTTGAGCCGATGCGGCGATCCGAAATCGACCTTTCGCTTTCGTCCCGTTTTCGGATCCTCGATCTCTCGCTCGCCCCACCAGCCCATGCGCTCAAGCCTCGGCTTTAGTTCGTCCTTGAATCGCTCGAATGTGGTGCCCTCGGCGAGCGCCCGATCTACCTCGTCGCGCAATGCCTCAAGCAAATCACGTTCCATGGCACCAGCCGCAGTGAATGCCCGGTTATGCTCGTCTTGCCACACATCGCGAAAATCAAATGAAGGCTCTAGCCCCTTGCTGCGGAAGAAATCGATCGCACGCTCCGGCGGATCGCCCGGCTTGCCAGGCCGGCGGAGATATAGATCCACGCTCACCGGATCGAATCCGTAGCGTCGCCTACTCCGCGCGCCTCGAAATTCATCGTGGCAATTCTCTGGACGATCGGATCGCTCGCCACCGCCTTGAGCACTCCGGGCAGCTTCCGCTTGAATTCGGAATAGGTGCTGACCGTCTCGGCGAGCCTGGCGATGGGCTCCACCAAGGGGTTCAATACCTCGCGCCATTCGTCGTCGAACTGCTCGCCGATCTCGCCGATGATGTCTGATTCGCCCCGGGTCTCGCCGATTGCTGCGAGTGCGGCCGTCTCGGTCCCAGGGAGGCCACCGCCGCCCCCTTGCGGTTCCAACACCTCGGCATCATCGGCCGGCTCCTGTAGCTTGAACTTGTCGCGGATCTCCGCAGCCTCGACCCGTAGCCCGCGATCAATGAATGGGGTAAGCGCTTTGGAAAGGGACTCCAGATCCTCGGCCCGTTCGATCGCCAGCTTGAACGTCGGGTACACCTCTTGCGGTCCGAAGTTCAGATCGACCCACGGCCGCACCAGATCGCGGTTGATCGTATCGCTGAGATCGGCCGCGTCGGACTCCATGATGTCCCCGCGCACGCTGTCATGCACGATGGCCTGCGCCCTGCTGCTACCATCGTCCGTGGTCATGGTCTGGCCGAGCACTAGCTTGCTGGTCTGCTTGTCGAGCCAGTTCTCTAGGACCACGAACAGCCCGCCGCCGTCCCCGCTGGTGGAGCTTGAGTCTACGAATTCCAGATCCATCGACTTAGGGATCGTCGCGGCCGCATCGGTGCCGATGTTTGCCACGGCTGTTTTGAGCGTGTCGATGTCAGAGGGCTCGGACTGATTCGGATCGTACTTGCCCACCCGCAACGGCAGGCCGAACACCTCGGCAAAGCTCATCCAGTCATTGAGCGCATAGCCCTTGTACAGATGCAGCGCCGCCTCGACCCGTGCCAGACCGCCACGGATCGGCAGGCCCGACTTGAGGTGCGGACGATGCACAATGAACTTGCACGGCTCCAGCGGCACGCCGAATGCCGGCGCATCGTTGCTGATCAGTCCGATCGTCTGACCGGCATCCTGATCGAATCGAAAGAACCTAGGATCGCGCCACTTGTACGCAATCGGATCCCACGCCTCGGCATCGCGCCGCCAGATGATCTCGACCACGCTGTAGCCCTTGGCTAACGCGTCGAGCAGATTGCCGAGCGCCACGCGGAAGATCGGAGCGTCGATCATTCGCTGCGTGGCTTCCTGGATCTCGACGCTCTTGGTATCGTCCGGGTCGCCCGCTGCGACCATTGTAGGCAGGGACTGCACCGCCATCTTGCGAGTAGAGATCACGCTGCGATAGTGCGGATCCCTCTCCTCCATCTCCTCGGCCAGCGCGAGGTAGTCCCGCGGATCGCTACCCTCGTCGACCTGCCGCAGAAGCGATCCCAGCCGTTCCGGTGTCAGGCCACGCGCGATCGACTGGGTAAAGACGTTACGGATCGAGCTGATCGAGGCGCGGCCCAGCTCCTCCTGCAGTCGGTCCGTGTTGATCGGGCGGCCCTGTGCGTCAAGTATCGGCATCGTCGCTCCCCTTTCCTATCGCGCGGCGCAGCGGTCCGCCGCAAAGTATCACGCTCTGACGATCATCGCCCCGATACAGCAGCCGCACTGGCGTAGCCCCGAGATCGCGCGCGGTCTGGATCAGCCGTCCAAAGTCGCGATCGAATAGCTGACCCCATTGCTTGGCTTGGCTAAACGGCGGCGAGGCGTTGAACCGTTCGCGCCGGGTCGGCTCGCCCACCACTAGAACGGTCGCACCGTCGCGGGATAGTCCGGGGGCAAGGCGAGCGCGGCGACGGTCGAGGATGATCATGGTGCAGTCCTCACAGCGCCCCCCCATGTAGCGGCCCGGTCAGTCCTCACAGCGCCCCCCGCTTCCACATCCCGCGCGGCGCTACCTTGTCATACCGGATCGTCTGCACCTCGGTCCGGCTCGCCGCGTAGGCCAGCATAAAGGCTACCGCCGAATCGCCGTGCCGGGGCTTGCGGTCCGCCTTGCTCGTGGTGCGCGCTTTAGTCAACTTAGGGATCCCGTTGATTACCTTGACCTGGCGCAAGTCGCTGAGCACGTCTGCGTCTCGGGGGATCGAGATCCGATGGTCCTCGAATGCAGACTTTAGCAGCGGGAACATCTCGCCATACTTGCGCTCGCTGAGGTGGACGCCCTCGATTTTATCGCCGTATTTTAGCGCGGCCGCCTCGGCCAGGGCCTGACCGTTGCCACCCGCGTCGATCTTGCCCGCAATGAATCCGGGCAGATGATCGATCAGGTAGAACAGCACTTGCTCTTGCTGCCGGAAAGGGACGTTCCGCAGCTCGATCAGAAACGGGCACCGCCGCGATAGGTTCTGCTCCAGGACAAGCGGGGCCAGGGCGCTGATATCGGACGTCCGCCCAAAGTCCACGCCCACTGCCGAGCCCTTGGCTTTCCCCTCAAGCTGCCGCAGCGGAAGCGATAGGTGCGTGCGGCACCAGCCCTCGACGTGATCGCGGCGATCCTCCTCGGTACGGTGGGCGAAGTCGTCGGACAGCCCCAGCCGGAAGACCGGCGCATCGGCCATGCAGTCCTCGATCAGTCGACGGCTAAAGTAGGTGCCACCGCTCCCGCTCGGGATACAGAACAGCTCCTCATCGGCCGCGTCGCCGTAGTCCTCTAGGATCTCCTCGCGCCATCCGATCTCCGCTTCCCTGCTCCACTCGAATCCTTCCACCTCGCAGATCTTGCGGTAGAGCCCATCGCCGATCGCATCGTCCAGCGTGATCCGGTGGTGACTGTAGTCCCGCTTCCCCGCGTGGATGTCGTCGACCAGCGTGGCGAAGTCCGAGTCGGTCCCATCGTGCGTGCTGATCACCATGACCCGGCCGCCCCACATCGTGAATGCGAGCGCCGACTTTAGGATCGCCGCTGGGTCGTCGTGAAAGGCGTACTCATCCGCGACGCAGACGCCCCGCTTACCCCGCAGCGATCTGGGCATGGAGGGCAGCGCAATGATCCGGTTGCCGCTATTGAACCGGACTGTATGCACCAGCATCTGCCGGCCCTCGTCGTCGATCATCTCCTGCCGGATCGCTGGGACCTGCGAGAGCCTCTCGACCCACCACCGCACGTCGACGATAAACTCCGCGGCCTGATCTTTGTTATAGCCCGTGTAGTACCAATCCGTCCCGCTCTGGCTCGCAGCGTCGATCACCGCATCGCCAGCGGTCGCCCACGTGATCCCGATCTGCCGAGACTTTTCGCAGACTTTGACCCGCGCCAGATCCTCGACCCAGCGCTGCTGATAGGGCAGAAGTAGCCCCTCCTCAGTCATCGTCCTTAGCGACCGGCACCGGCGGTAGCTGCATCAGCGTCTGCACCATCATCTGCACCTCGGCCACCGTGATTTTAGGTACGCACATCTCGGTCAAGAACTGGATCAGCGCGCGGACGGTCCCGTCCTGAATCACGCGTCCGGCCGGTTGCTGTGCGCGTTGGAGCTGCCGGATCTTATCGTTGGCATCGGTTACTGCTTGATCGTCTGGCATGGGGTCTCCTCGATCATCTCGCGGCGGGATTCTCGGCGAGCGTGTCGGCGATAATGTGGATAGCTCGCCGACGCACGCAAGTGCTGGCGTCGCTCCGGGCGTAATGGGGACCATGCCCATGGTTCTGGCTCGCCCAGATACGGGGGCTCGAATGGCGGTCCCTCATGGAGTTTCGGAAGCAGGAAGATCGGCGGGGGCTGTTGGAAATTGTTTCCGATCGTGATCGTTGGGCTAGCGCAGTTGCAGGCAGAGCCGCACCAACCACAGATGCTTTGGCTGTCGAAAATCACAGTTTGAACGCCTCGAAATCAATCAGCACCTCGACCGGCTGCGCCCCAGTGCTGTGATACGTCGCCCGCAAGATCAGGCCCGCCACGACCGCCGCAGCCTTACCGCTCCGCAGCACTCGCCGCTCGCCTGGGACCACGTACATGGTCTCGACGTACTTGGCTAGCGTCACCTCGGGCGGTCCGGGGTTGACGATCTCGAATTCGATGTAGTCGCCTAGCTTGGCGTTTGCGTCGCAGTAGAACGACCCGCCGAACAGATTGGCCGCGTACGGAATCGTCCAGTCCATCTGGGAATCCGTGTCGGCCGCCGCGGTGTGGATGTGACCTTTCCACTGCGACTGGCCATCGTACTCGGCGAACGTGGTGGCCACGATCTGCTGGCCCTTGTCATTGATCGCCGGGCTTTTCGGCACGCCCTGGTGCGCCGCGATGATGGCATTCAGGTCAGCCTGTACGACCCCGCCGCGCATTACGACGTCGACCGTATCGCCATCGAGCGCGAGGTGCTTCAGCGCCACGGGAATTTCAGATGCATGGATCTCCGCCTTGAGGGTCGATAGATCGACCTTCGCATTCGGAAAGTCCGCGGCGACGCTGTATGTATACGTGGTCTCAGCCATCTAGCACCCCACCCTTTGCAGAATCATCGATCGGCCCCGCGACGTCGCGGTGTCGCCCGTCACGCGCCAGCGCAGATCGACCACATCGCCATCACTGATCACCCGCGCCAAAACGGCCACGGTCATGGTGCTGGATGTGGTCGGAAATGCTCCGTGCTGGTGCTGCATGCCCGCGCGCTCTGAGTCTGTGATCTGTACGCCATTGACGTAGGCGCTAACCGTCGTTTCCTCGGTGTTCCCGTTCGATAGCTCGACGGTACCCACTAGCAGATACTCCCCGGCCTTGGGCGCGACGATCGACATCCCCGGCACCAGGACATCGGTTAGGCTCGTGGTCGCAGCGGTTACGACGGACTTGGCTTCCAGCGGCGGATCGAGCAGCAGCGATCCGGTCTTAGTCAGCCGGACCGGCGCGGTGCGGCGTAGCAGCTTGACGGTGGTATGCGTCACAGCGCAAACCTCGGAGAGATCACGATCGTCCCTTTCTGGATCGTGCGCTGTGCCGATAGCACCGCGTTAGTCGCAACGATGTTATAGCGGTGCGTTCCGACCACGGACACGCTCTCGGCGATGTCCAGCGTATAGGCCCCGGCCGCATCGAACCCGGACACGCTCGCAGCGAAGGGTGTCCCCTCGATCGTGATCGCGCCGACCCAGCCGCCGTCCGCTGTAAAGTCGGCCGGGTTGATCGGCGTGCCATCGTCCTCGAAGTCCTCGGCGATCTGGAACTGGCCTTTGAAGGAATCATTAGCCAGCAGCGGATCGTTCGGATCGTGGCCGATGTGGACCGGCTCGCCGGTGCCGAGGGATGCGATGTCGATGGCCATGGGTTATCCGCTTTGCCGCTGTCCGAACGCCAACGCTAGCGGCCAATCCGGATCGCCGCGTCTATGAATCTCACCGCAGTCCCTACATTGAACGTCGGAGCCGCCCCGCATATTGACCCACGCCCGCACAGGATGGCGGCATTGCTGATCAGTCCACTTGGTAGATTCCTCCATCACGCAGCCCTCCGCTTCCACCGCCCAAAGTCCTCATCGGGCGCCTGATCCGGGATCTCCTGCGCGGCCCGTTTCATTGCGGCCTTGAGCACCCGACCCTTGAGCCGCTGTGCCTGCCTACCCTGCAGCCATCGGATCGCAGCCTTCCATCGACGGATCCGTCCGCGCAGCCACGAGACGCGCCACAAGCTGTGCCGTTTGCGATGCAGCACTCGACCGAGACGCCTGGCGAAGACCCGCACGCGCTGGCGCATGTAGATGATCAGGCCCTTGATCCCGGCGTCTGCGATCGTGCGGAGTAGCCAGCGGCCGATCCGAAGTAGGACGCGGCGAAGGCCGGGCCACATTGCGGTGAGAATTGAGGCGGTAGTCATTGTGTGCCTGCTTTCTTAGCCTCGATCTGGATCACCCGCGCCGGCTTGCCCCCCAGTCCATGCGCGCGAATCATCCGCACCTCTGCGTCCGTAAACCCCCGCCGCACCGCGGGCACCTTAGCCGAAACCTGGACGCGATGCACCAGCCCGCCGTAGCTCTGTAGTAGCAGCTTGGCCGCGCCGAGTCTGACCCGGGCCGCATCGACATCGCCGATCGGCTTTCGCAGCAGTCGCCACACCTCGGCCCGTACCTCGTCGGCCCGCAGCGCTTGCAGCTCCTGGCGGTCGCTCTGATTGCTGATCGCATGCTGCACTACCTGGGACTGGATGGCCTCGACGATCTGCTCGCGATCCAGGCCGGCATGGGCCGCAGCGCTGTGACCGTCTGCTGTCTCGACGTAGATCGCTGCGAAGCGCTCCAGGGCGAGGGTATCGATGGCACTCACCGCAACCCCGCCCCCTCCCCGATCCGCAGCTTGACCAGCGCAACGTCCTCGATCTGCCGCACCCGCTCCCTGGTCACGCCCATGACTGCCCCGATCTCCTCCAGGGTATGCCCGCCCGCATCGGCCACGTCCAGCGCGCAGCTCTGGGGCGGTCCGTCGCCGGGCCACATCTCGACGAGGGATCCCGACTCGCTCACCTCCCACCCGAGGTGATAGCGGCAGCCGATCCAGGGGCATGGGCGGGGGCCGTCGATGCAGTCCGATCGGTATCGAGGCTGGCTGACCCGCTCGGGGAATAGCAACCGGCCGATCTTGATCTCGACGCCGCTGAAGCGGGCGCCGTAGTTCTTGGCGCGGCGGCGGCCTTTCATGCGGCCAGCCTTGCGTAGAACCGAACTGTGCGCCGATCGGTGTAGTACCCCACCACCGCCTTACCCGTATGCGCAAGCCGTCGCACGCCCGCTCTGTGGCGTCGTGGTATCGGCTGCTGCTGGGGGGTGAGCCAGTCCAGGGCAGCCTGTTCGAGTCGTTTGGCTTTGCTAGTTTTCACCCCACACCCCTACACGAAACGGGGACCCGGCACCGCTGTGCTTGCGACACGCACCACGTTTGAAGGATGGCCGACACCGGACCCCGGTTAATCCTGGGGGCCATAGCCGAGTGAGCGCAACCGTTCGATTGCGTCCTCCGCACCGCGCGCGACCATGCACCACCAGCCTAGGGCTCCCAGATCGGCCAGCCACGATCGTTGCGGAACGGTCATGGTGCCACCAGCGCGCCGCTTCATTTCGATCGCAACGCCATTGATCTGTGTCCACAGCAAAGGCGGACTAGAAAAGATCAAGTAATCCGGCACCCCCGCCTTCGCTCCCATCCGCTTCAGTTTGGCTGCACTTTTACGATCACGCAGTCCGCCCATGGGCACGTGGGTGTACACGATGCCGTGCCGGTCGAGCCACTGCGCGAGAGCCACGCACTCCTGATACTCGGAGGGGACCGGGGTTGCTTTGGACGGATTCGCCTCGGTTTCGGTGGTCATTATCGCGCGCCTTTCTTCGGGGGGCACTATTTTGCGCTAGAGGGATGTAGGGCTCTTAGGGATCTGGCCCCTACTCCTCTAGGGTAAAAATATTTTGCTTCAACCAGCACCCATAACATCCCTTACAGGTCCTAAGTCATACCGCTTTGTTAGCAATCGGAGCTTTACCACCCCGGTATTCCGGTATACTCTCCTGATTCACAACAGCCCAATAGGAAACGTTCCCTTTTCTAATGGCGTCGATCGATCTACCACCTACCCATCTGCGCCTATAACCTCTGAGCCTATTCCCAATAGACCGCGCCTCTAACCTACAGCCTATAGCTGCCAGTCCTTCTCTCAGCGCTTCGTAACCGCCCGTCTCGCTCGTAAGCTCCACGGCGATCCGTCGCGAGGTGACCCCCCGCAGTCCGTCCCTTAGCTCCTCGCCCTTGGCGCTGCACATCATGCCGAGGCCCTCGATAATTCCCGGAAGGGCGTTCGCATCGGAGTCAGCCAGCTCGCGGAGCTGCAAGCGGGTCTCGCCGGGATCCTCCAACCCGACCCATACCAGCGCCTGGCGGACCAGATCGGACCAGGGCCCATAGCTGCCCCACGGTCTCAAGCCCTGATCGGGGCTGCCGGCCATACGGAAGGCTCGCAGGATCCGTACGGCCTGGACGACCAGGGTGGACCGGTTGCGCTGGACCCAGCGGATCAGGTTGGGCTGCTCGAAATCGCGGCGGTCCTCGGGGTGCTGTAGTGGACTCTCTAGGCGGACGTGGAGGCACCGGCGGGACGTATCGCCGCGCAATTGTACGTTATTCCCCGTGGCATACCAGCACGTCCGTAGCGGCAGTGCCGGCCGGACGTTGCTACCCAGGATCCGCTCGGCCCAGATCGTCGAGGTGAGGGCCGCATCGAGCGCGCCGGATCCCAGCGGCCGGGTCAGGTTGTCGATCAGGACCATCGGATCGCCCTGTAGCGCGATCGACGTGATCCGCTTGCGCTCCTCGTCCTCGTCGCGGGCCTGGGACATACGGGCCATCTCGTGGCCTGAGACCAGCGCAGCGGTGACATCGGTTAGCAGGCCCTTCCCACTGCCGCGGGTATTGGCGTCGAACAGGACCAGCGGTGAGGGCCCGTGGAAGGCATTACGAGCCAGGGGGGTCAGGACACCGGCCAGCCAGGCCGATCCATGGACGGGCGAGGCGAACGGGAAATCCTTCGTGATCATAAGCAGCTCCAGGGCCGCGGCTCGCGCGTCGTCGAGCGTGGGATCTCCCACCGGCGGGTACTTCGCGCTGGGCCGGTAGACAATCGC